CTCTTTCTCATTTTTGATCTTATTCAGTTCATTTTGCATAGAGGCTTTTGCAGTGGCAGTTGCAACCATGCGAGCACTGGCTACTTCAGCATTTTTGTTTTGAACAGCTTGTGCGAGCTTTTCATTCAATTCCTTCGTAGCATCGGCAACCACCTGCTTTGTATTGTTCGTGAGGGTAGTTACTTCCTTCGTCAACTCTTCTATTTTAGTTTTAGCTTCTTCCAATTCTTTGGTCAGTCTATCAACTTCATCTTCATTCCCGTTCTTAGTCTTCATGTCCAAACGCGATTGTAAATTCGATATAGTAGTATTCAATGTGGTTCTTTCTTTTTCAATTTCTTTAATTCGTTGTTCACTTTTCTCAATCTTCAATTTTGCAACATCTAAATCTGATTGAAGTTTCTTGGTGGTATCACGTTCTAAGTTTGCGCGGTCAACTTCTCTTCTCAATTTATCACTCAATGATCGCATTTTCGTTTGAGATTCGCTTAACTGTGTAAAAGCTCTCTTTCTATTGAGATTATACCTATTTAATGTACGCTTTGTCTTATTTCTGAGATTTTCGTAATTTTTTTCCAATCTCCTTACACGTTGTGAATTTGTATTCGCCTTTAATTCGGCACGCTTTTTATTTTCATATTCACGATTTCTCGCAGCCTCCGCTTTCCTAGCTCTATTGTTCGCGTTGATTTGTGCACGCCTCCCATTTTGTACCATGGCCTCAATTATCCGCGCTTCACGCCTTTTACGACGTTCCTCGATCGCCTGTTTTTCAGAAACACGTCGATTAAAATTCCGTTTCTGTTCTTGTAAACGGCGATTAGCGTCGAGTTTTATTTTCTCCATCTGCAATTTCGAGTTCATGTTTCGTCTATTACTACCATTGAGAACGCTCGATATACCACTACCTGTCATTCGTTTCAGTCGATCCATATGACGTTTGCGTGCTAATGTATTTCGTAAAGACCTACCAGATGAATTTACATTGACATTCCGGTTCCGATTCTCTTCTCGACCCCGGTTCCGGTTCCGATTCTCTTCTCGACCCCGGTTCCGGTTCCGATTCTCTTCTCGACCCCGGTTCCGGTTCCGGTTCTCTTCTCGACCCCGGTTTCGGTTCTCTTCTCGGTTTCGGTTCTCATTCTCATTCTCATTCTCATTCTCATTCTCATTAGTTTGAATAGGTGTTCCTTCATTCTCAAATTCCTCACTCTTTATTTTCGAGTAAACACGGGATCCAGGTAATAGAATAGGTTCACGGACATTCATACTCGCCAACTTTCGACCTATGGCGCGTTTTAATTCTGAAATAGTCTTATCAGTCTCAATCAAACCCACCTTTTTCGCTAACCTCTTAACTACTTTCGAAGTTACATTCGATTTGAATAAGTTTTCAAAATCTTTCCGTGTAAGAGGAGACTTGGGGTCCAATAAATAACGCTTATCCCGGGTAAGTACCAGGGGTGGAAGTGGTAAATTTCCACGGTCTACATCTTTCATGATATCACAGATCCTATCTCGTGATATCTTTATGGTTTTGCCTGTGTGAAGTTTTATCAGTTTCCTGATATTTTTTGTCTTGGCATCTGGATCACACACGTCCATCTTGTTATATCTAGATAAAATAAATATAGCAAATGGGTTGTTAGGTGTTATATCCTAGAAAGAACATACGCAATTTATCATCGTGTGACATATCAAATTTGAATAAATTGTATTCACCCGTTGACACTAATATCGTTTTACATAATCTAGATGTGTCTATTTCTCCCCGCAAACTCAATGCACGCCCCAATAACGCGCTAATAAACTCGTTGAATGAATTTATTCTGCTGATATAGGTGTCCCTTATTCTTAACTTAAACGTAAGAACCTTGTGGTAGGGTTTTCCAAAAAACGGTGTTAAGGGTATATCTTCCTTAGTACCTCCGTCGAGGTATATATTACCATTATGAGGTACTGTAGATGCTATAAATGGTATAGACATGCTCATACAAACTGCATCCACAACACACATATCGGGGTGTGTGTCACTTGAGAAATATTCTGTACACCCCCGATTTAAATTGTATACCGACACGTGTAGCTTTTTCTTCAACTCCCTAAATTTTACATCGTGTCCTAATATATCAACAATCGCTTTACGAACAGGCTCCATGTCCACGAGTCCGAAATTTCTGAAAAATGTCCTCAGTTTATATTTCGCTAAATGCGCTATATCAATGTTCATGAACTTGTCAAGTACATCGTCAAGTGGTATCTCAAGTGCTAAACATGCACCCAATATGGCACCGGCTGATGAGCCCGAAATTTCTCGTATATTTTTTAATTTTTCTTCGTGTCGTTTCAAGGAACCCATGAACCCAAACAAACCCATGGAAGATGGACCTATGACAAGATATTCCATCTATCACTTAATAGAACTTAGGAAATTGCTTTCGTAAAAGAGCGAACACAAGCGCGTAAACAACCGTGTGTGTTAAGATGGCTACCTGAGACGTCTTACCCGACATCACCTGACCTGGGGGGATGGTGAGAAGCATACCGGGGCTGAGAGCCATGAAGAGAGTAGTCGTCACGAGTAAATCGTTCTGTGTGAGAACAAGACCCATAGCCTTCGCAATCAGCGAGTAGGCGAGGAAAAACACGAGACCGTGGAAAAACACGGATACACGATCGGTACCAACCTTACCAACCGAAAATTTCACACCGTTTGTCCTTATGAGCATACCAGGGCTGAGCGCGAGGAACAACATCGAAGGAATCGCCACTTTCTGGGAAGTGATGAGGGGGAGCATTTAATGTATACACATATAATTTTTAACGTAGCCAATGAAGTGATTAAATGTTGCACCACGCATCATCACTTCATGTAGACCATTATTATTGACGATGCGTCTGATATTTTTCCAAATATGCTCAAGGTACTCATCATGCTCCCACATGACTTCATCAGCATATGTATAGTGTTCAACGTAGCAAAATTCTACAAAGTCACAAAATCTACCAGAATGTTCGATGTGTGCATCATACATCAACGTCCTGATCGTATCCCACATCATCGTAAGTTCTCCTGAATATTCAATCTCCCAGTCTTCCACTGTGAGTTCGATATCGTCATCGTATAGTTCATTGTCACTGTCGATGTCAACATCGTTTCCAGACGTAGCTTCGTACACGTATTGATTCCAGACCATTATTCAGACTTTTTAGTTTTCGCAGTTGTGATGGATATAGTGGATGTTTCTTTGGTTGGTAAGCTTTCGAGTATAACCTTTAAGACGTTTTCAGCCTGAGTATCGTTTCCTTCAAAAAATACACTGAGACCTTCCCTGATAGTATCTTTATTAAGACCGACTTTCCTGACGTTCTTCTTTACCGTGATTTTACCTGTCCTGGTATTGATTACGTCGAGACCGTTATCTATCATTAACTTCTTGATGTGTAACTTAAGTGCCTTTTCTGCTTGTGAAAGGACTTTAATATCTGATCTGGCTTCTTTAATCTGCTGGTTAAGTTCAACTAGTTTAGAGACGCTGGTTGTGAGATCGTCCGCTGATACGCTAGACATGTGTTTTTAATTAGGGAAATACCTTTAAGTCCTTTAAACAAGGGGGCGCTGCATGGTGTCTGTGCTGATCGTGGAGTTATTCCACATGAAAGCTTCCTTGGGGTTAGGAGGCTCCGCACGAATGGATTGATTGGCGTTGCGGAGAGCACCGCCAGTGGTCTCGGGGATACCGATCTGACTACGAGGCTCAAGGAAATTCTGACCGGCGAGAATATCTTCAGGGGCAAACTCACCGAACTCCTCCTGGGAGGCAACCTCACGGGGGAGGAGAGAAGACGCAAGACCCGTACCAGCCTTCATTTCACAATTAGACTCCGACGAAGCGGGAGCCATACCCTGGGGAGATGGCCCGATAGGCGCGATAATGGGCGCATAGGATTTTTCCTTCACCGCATAGGTCGAAGTTTTACCATATGTTTTGAGGAGAACGATAATAGTGACACCGACGACAACAGCGAATAACATGCGACCATATGGGATCTTGTTCATACGCTTTGTAAGAGACATCTTTATATAATGTTAACAAATTTTTTTTATTGATCGTCACCGAACATATATTCTTCTGGATACGACCTGTCGAAAACGTCTTGAACAGTTTCGGGTTCGGATTTTTCAATCTTCACCTGTACCACATTCCACGCTGGACCAAATGCCTTTTTAGCAAACCACATTCCACTGAATTCCAGAATTACAGAACACTTCGTGTCATTTACGAGAGCATCCTTACCCAGGATTTCCTTGTCAGAACCAAAAATCTTAGTCTGTTCAATGCACTCTGCTGTGAGTGCTTCGTCGCGGATATACGCAGACCTGATGGTCTTTTCGGATACTTTCTTACCGAACCACGCCTCACCATTCTCGATCGCGTTCTGGATGTTAGCCTCATGAATTTCATCGATCGCAGGGGACGCATTGACATCGAATGTGATATCATCTGTCACGTCAGTGACAACAACATCGTCAACCCTGACGAAGCAGCGTTTGTGCTCGTCGGTAAACGCGTGTACATGGTAAAGTCCATCGTCACCCTTAGAGATTGTGTCGTAGATCATTTATGTATGATGTACGTATCATTTCTTTAAACCGATAAAAGGTATAGCAGCTGAACGTTGAAGAAGTGGTTTTGGTACCCAACCATCTCTCCTCGGTTTAAATCCATATAACGTAGCCTGTACATTTATGTTATTTGGTAAACGCTGCTGTTCAATTGGACGCAGAGCGAATTCGTTACCCGTATACGCATTCGTGTTGTTACGCTTCCATTTCAGAGTGTTTAAATTAAATCTCTGATTACCATTTGAACGCTGATACCCCTCAACGACCGTGTTTTTCAATACTGGGTTAATACCATGAACAATCTGCCTGGATAACTTTTCCTTAGATGGTTCTGATGTGTATTTTGAATACTTTCGCGGGTTTACTTTGAGTGCGTTCCTCATAGAAACATCGCGGCGCTTGGTAACCTTCGAAGTATATACACGTTTTAGCTTAGATTTGACACGTTTAAATATAGCTTCGATCGAATCGGATGATTTCACATTTTTATCGAATAATTGAGCGAGACGAAAAAGACGTTGACGATCTTTTTCTTTCTTCTCTGGTCGAAGTTTCAATGTATGCATCAGGTAAATATCGTCTATCAAAAATTCCTTACTCGCGACATATATCTTTTTATTGATGATCATTCTATTCGTCTGAACATTTCTATATGTGACACCCTTTTTCAGTGTTCGAATGACATCATATCCGAACTCTTTGGGGCGCATATAAGGTATATCCAATAACCCACCTAATACCACATCATCAATCTTGTTTTTCTCTGGTGAAAAGAACCGAATATTCAGATCTAAAGCAAATAATTCGACATCTATGAATACATCACCCTTCCCTGGTTTATTATTGGTACGCGTTTTCTTCTTCTTGATGAGTGTATACCGACGCGTGACATAAGGTCCACTCTGCTTAAAACCTATACCCAGATATTTCAAAATCTTTTTATCCATAGTTAGGATACGTGATTTGATTCGCATATTTAACTTTTGTGCCATTTGGCCAAGTTTGTCCCACATGATCAACTTGATAGCCTGAAGTTTACCGAAATATTTGGTGTCATACGCTATTCTGGGTACAAATTTGGCGTCAATATCTGTAGTTGCAATTCTCTTGTCATATGGCATGTACATATTGAAAGCCTCACCACCACTCACAACTAGATCTCCCATATTTTTCATGAATTCACTCAACTCTCCTATCGTCGTGAGTATGATATCGCGCGTGATGTCCGTCACACATACGTACACGAATTTATCGAACGTCTTGGTTGGAAACTTATCTTTCATTCGTTTCCTGAATTTTCCGAGGTCTCGAGCTTCATCCCTAGTGAAATACTTTTTCAATTTCTCATCACCGAAAAAGAAGTTGTCATTCATGTATTTCTCTATCACGGGTTTCGAATAGAGTTTAACATCCATTATTATAGATCAACATTTTTTACGTAACAAACACCCACTTAAAGATGTTGTACATATACTATGTACAATGTCCATTGAAACCGTCCTCGCTGAAATGACCGCGCTCCGTAACGAACTTAAGTCGCTCACCAAGATTGTACGAAAGATCAAGGCTAAGCAAGACGATCCTACTGGTGAAAAGTCTGCCAACCGCGCCAAGAACAACGGGTTCAATCGCGAGCAGAAGATTTCCGAGAAGCTTCGCATCTTTTTGAACCTCCCCGAGGGTAAGCTTGTTTCGCGTAGCACGGTCACTCGTTCTATCAACGAGTACGTAAAGGCGAACAACCTCAAGCACCCCGATAACGGACGCATTCTCGTACTCGACCAGAAGCTTCGCGATCTTCTGGAGCCACCCGCTGATACTCAAGTGACTTTCCTGAACCTTCAGAAGTTCCTAAGCCCCCATTACACAAAGGTTGAGGCTTAAAAAAATAAGACCATATAAAAACATGACTATTATAGATAGAGTATCTATCGAGACCCTTGTTGGTACAAAAATATCGAACATAGATTTGTACCAAAAAGCATTTACCCATAAATCGGCATTGAAAGAAGATGAACAATTGACCGGGTCATTTGAAACACTCGAATTCATAGGCGATTCTGTTTTAGGGTTTGTTATCACCAAGTTCTTATATGATAAGTACGAGACGAGACAGGAAGGTTTCTTAACCAAAGCTCGTACTAAACTCGTGCGAGGTGAAACACTTTCCGGTATCGCATCTAAACTCGAGCTATACAAATGGATCAGAATGGATGAAAAGGGTATGCGTAATAAATGGTTTCACAACCCTAAAATTTTAGAAGATGTTTTTGAGGCGCTCATCGGAGCTATTTACATGGACATGGGTTTATTACATGCGAAGGAGTTTATTCTACGTATCTATAACAACCCCGAATATGTAAATCTTCAGTCTATTATGATCGACGACAATTTCAAAGATCATCTTATGCGGTATTGTCAGACGAATGCACTGGATTTACCCGTATACTCGATCGGTCATCATGAGAATGGTATTTTTTATATAAATGTTCATGTCGGTGGTGTGTGTTTGGGAAGTGGGTATGCCAAAAATAAAAAACAGGCAGAGCAGAACGCCGCAAAGGCGTTTTTTTATCCACCTAAGTCATCGTATAGGTATTGATTCTTGTAAGATGGAATACGATAACTATTCACCTAAAAAACGGGTCACTAAGAACGATAAGAAAGAAAAAGGGTCAATTTATTCGAGTAAGCATATTCGATTGACGCTTAAACGTTTAGAGCAACAATCAATTAATGGACGAGAAGGTGAAAAACCTGATAGAGAGGGAGTATGCCCCGCAGAAATCAGAGGAATGGCTAAACCAAAGAAAAACAATGCTCACTGCAAGTGATGCTGCGACTGCGATCGGGAAAAATAAATACGAAACACCCGACGGTTTATTGCTAAAAAAGTGTGGATTGGGTGTTCCATTCTTTGGGAATGAAGCTACGCGTCACGGTGAAAAATACGAGGACGAAGCCCGTATTTTATATGAAGAGCGCTATGGGGAGGTGGTTCATGAAATCGGTCTCGTAGCACACCCAACAGAACCATGGTTAGGTGGAAGTCCTGATGGTGTTTCTGAATCGGGTAAACTGGTCGAAATTAAGTGTCCACCACAACGCCAGATTATACCAGGTGAAGTACCAGAGCATTATATGCCTCAGCTACAACTATGTATGGAAATTCTAGATCTCGAAGAAGCGGATTTTATTCAGTATAAACCTGCAGAAACAAATTGGCCTAAACCCGAAGAGTTTGATGTCGTAAATGTCAAACGGGATCGTGAATGGTGGAAAACATATCTCCCTGTAATGCGAGCATTTTGGGACAAGGTTTTGTATTACAGGGAACATATAGATGAACTTCCTAAACCCAAAGAGAGAAAACCGCGTGTCGTGAAAGAAAAGGTGCATACATGTGAGGTGGTATCAGACCCAGATGACAAATATTATAGCGATTAGTAGCTTAAGTCGGGGAGAGTTTTGTAAATTTTTATCGAAATATGAACAAATACACGTTAAACGGAAATTTACACGTACCGTATCAAGAAGATGGCGTCAAATGGATGCTCGCTATGGAAAACCAAAAAACGGGTCCAAGGGGTGGATTTTTATGCGATGAGATGGGGTTGGGTAAAACTATCCAGATCATCGCAACAGTGTTGCGCAATCCCAAAGCATTAACACTGGTAGTCGCACCCAAGACAATCGTTACTCAGTGGAGTATAGAGATCGCAAAATTCGCACCCGGTCTCTCTGTTCTAGTGTACGACGGCCCTGACAGAACCAAAGATATCAACGATTTCATGAAAGCTGATATCGTGATATGTCCTTACAGTATGCTCTACAGTAAGACAACGCTTCTTCACAATGTTAAGTGGAACCGTATCGTACTTGATGAAGCTCATGAAATTCGTAACAGACAGACGAGAACGTTCAAAGCGGTTATCAAACTCAGATCAGAAATTCATTGGGCGGTGACTGGTACACCGGTGTTCAATTCGATGGAAGATTTCGTTTCGTTGTGTATGTTTATTGGATTTTCTAAATCTACAGTTCAAGCGATGCACAAGGATATCAAGGATATTTATATTCTTCGAAGAACGAAGGCTGACGGAATACTTGAAATTCCGTACTGTCACTTCGAAAATGTCGAATTGGATATGTACGAAGAAGAAAAAATCTTATATGAAGAAGCTTTTTTGGGTGCACAGGAACGAATTCGAGACATCATGAGGTCATCGATCAGTCAGGTGTCGAGAAACATGCACATTTTGGAGTGTTTATTGCGCGTTCGACAAGTTATGATCTGGCCTCAGCTATACCTTGACGGCGTCGCCAAGAAGGAAGAATGTGAAAGAACGATATGGCAGACGAGTTCCAACAAGATGGACACTTTATACAGGTATGTAAATATGCACCCCAATGAAAAAACGGTCGTGTTTTGTCAGTACAAGGGTGAAATGGATAAAGTGTGCAATTTATTTGATGGAAGGACGTTTCGGATAGATGGATCACTGAATAAGGAAGAAAGGCATACGCGTTTGGAAGAGTTCAAGCGCGCGCACCAGAGTAGCATACTCGTGATCCAAATTAAGTGTGGCGGGGTTGGTCTGAATGTTCAGTGCGCTACCCGTGTATATATAATGGCACCATCTTGGAACCCATCTACTGAATTACAAGCTATTGGACGTTGTCATAGATCTGGACAAAGGAATGAAGTGTATGTGAAGAAGTTTACTTATAACGACACACAACGTTTTAGGAGCGTTGATTTGGCAATGATTTCACTCCAAGGACATAAATCCGTTTTATGTGCAGATGTACTTAACGATAAGCGTATAGAGTGTCAAATTCCCAGTAAACAGGAAAAATCGATCGATGCCATCAGGAAAATTTTCCGATGATATAGTATACCAATATGTATCTCATGACGGAAGGCTCCCGTGCTGAAGTTTTCCATGGCACCGCCGCGCACACATCCGGTGGTCTCGCGAAAAAGGATCTCGTACAGGACAGGTACGGAAATATCAAAAGTAAGGCTGCCGTCGCCGCGGCTAAGAAGAGGATGAAGGATGAAGGTAAGAAGGCTATGGTCAAGGTGTTCAAGCCTGTGAAGAAGGGTGATTTCAAGCTTGCGCCTAAGAAGGGCACTAAGAAGTACAAGACACTCATAAAAAAAATGAAGTGATATACTAGAATACAATGACACTTGCTAAGTGGGATGAAGCGGTCCGCGTAGCAAAAATCAAGTTGAAAATGGATCCAAATGATTACGGTATAGTAAAAGGTAAATTGTTAAAAGAGGCTCAGATGATTTTCAAAATTTTATTAGAAGGTAAATAATTACAATACGAATTGAAACCCCTTAAGTTGTTGTGGCTCATGCACAACAAGTTGATGCAACTTCCATGTAACACCAAACTGACGGTTTAGGAAATACACGCTACACATCTCGGCGATACCAACACCGGAATTTCTCGCGTACAATTTGTCGACTATCTCGTCTTTCAAATGTTGTTTTTCACTATTAAACACACCTGTCTTAATCACACCTGCACCACTCACGTCAACTTTAACCCTGAATTTGGGCTCCCTACCCTCCGAATATTTAAGGTTTGAATTAAAAATCGGGCGAAGTTCATCAACACTCATCTCCTTACCAAATATTTCAATACTCTGCTTAGCCACATTCTCTATGATATGCGTCTCGATTTTGAGCATTGTTTCATAAAACGATTTCACATAGTTTCCATCTTCATCATACCCCTTCATCGAAAAATCTATATTCCATTTAGTATTGCCAACGGCCGGTGTAAAACCGGACATACCGAACGGCATATACATCCTCGGTAGTTGAATACGTGCAGGCTTTCCCTCGACCGTGCATAGAGATATCTTACGCCCGTCATATTCTAGGATATCTAGATCATCCAAAAAGGTGTGAAATTTAGCCATCTAATCCTATATATACCCAAAACTTTAAGCCGAACAAGCTGTACATTCAGCTTCCAGGCTGTACTGGATAGGTCGGGCTTTCGCTTTACTACGCAGGTAGTACATCCCAGTTTTGAGACCAGATTTCCAGGCGTACATGTGCATTGACGACAATTTGGAAAGTGTAGGATTTTCGATAAACAGGTTCATACTCTGCGACTGATCGATGTATCTACCTCGATCGCGTGCCATATCGATAATAGTCTTCTGACTGATTTCCCATACAGTCTTGTACAGCGCCTTGATGTCATCGGGTATATCAGTGATAGTTTGAATAGAACCACCTGCTTTTACCATGAGATCTTTCATATCCTTTGACCACAGGTTTACTTTCTTGAGATCTTCGATGAGATGCTTGTTTACGACAACGAATTCACCCGCGAGTGTCCTGCGAAGGTAGATGTTCGTAGTCCATGGTTCGAAGCATTCGTTATTACCAAGGATCTGAGCGGTACTCGCAGTAGGCATAGGGGCTACGAGGAGAGAATTGTACACACCATTTTTCACCCGTTCACGCATGAGATCCCAGTCATACATACCCGAATGGGGTCGCGTCGTGTCAGTCGTGTCCCACATATCAAACTGAAGAATACCCTCAGAAATGGGACTTCCCTTGAATGTTTCATAAGACCCATGCTTCGCGGCAAGTTCGCAACTCGCTTCCAGTGACGCGTGATAAATAGTCTCGAAAATGTTCGCATTGATTACTTTCGCTTCTTCGCTTTCAAATGGAATGCGTAACATTGAAAATACATCAGCCAATCCCTGAACACCCAAACCGATGGGTCGGTGACGCATATTGGACGTTCTCGCTGTATTGACGGGATAATACGTGCGGTCAATAACTTGGTTCAGATTTCTCGTTACGATTTTAGTCACCCTGTGAAGCTCTTCGTAATCATATTTACCCTCTTTCACGTACTTAGGAAGTGCGATAGAGGCGAGGTTGCATACAGCCGTTTCATCTGGATTCGTGTGTTCGATAATTTCGGTACACAAATTGGACGACTTGATAGTTCCCAAATTTTTCTGATTAGATTTAGAGTTGCATGCATCCTTATACAGCATGTAAGGTGTACCAGTCTCACTCTGGGATTTGATTATGGACTTCCATACATCCAGGGCCGGGATAGTCTTTACCGCAAGCCCTTCACGTTCATACTTCAGGTACAATTCTTCAAACTCATCCCCGTATACATCGGATAGGCCACGGGTCGTATCCGGGCAGAAAAGAGACCATTGAGCATTCTCTTCAACACGCTTCATAAACAGATCTGGGATCCACATACCGGAGAACAGGTCACGACAGCGAGACTCTTCGTCACCCTGATTGAGACGCAGTTCAAGAAATTCCATGATATCAGCGTGCCACGGTTCAATGTAGATAGCGATCGACCCCTTCCTCCTACCAGCCTGGTTGACATAGCGAGCAGTCGCGTTGAAAACCCTCAGCATGGGGATGATGCCATCTGACTGACCATTCGTACCCCGGATTTTGGATTTATTCGCACGGACATCGTGGATATGTAAACCAATACCACCAGCCCACTTAGAAATTTGCGCACATTCGGTGAGTGTACCATAGATACCGTCGATGGAATCACCCTTGTTAGCAATCAGGAAACAGGATGACATTTGAGGCCGTGGCGTTCCAGAGTTAAACAGTGTAGGTGTGGCATGAATGAAATTTCCTTTAGACATGTGTTCGTATGTCTCCAGTACACTTTCTTCATCAGTTCCGTGAATTCCTATCGCGACACGCATAAACATGTACTGCGGAGTTTCCATCAGCTTTCCGTCGTGTCTTTGCAGATACGATTTTTCTAGAGTTTTCAAACCAAAATAACCAAAGTCGAAATCTCGCTCCGGGGAAATTTTATCCTTTACCCGACTGGCGACGTCTACTACCTCGTCTGTGATAATACCAGCTTTGTTCAATTTTTTCATGGCGATGTGGAAATTATTAGGGGCGATCTTCTGAATGTTACTCGCTATAATACGGGTCGCGAGTACTTCATAATCAGTATCCTTCGTGATCATACCGATACAAATTTCGGCGGAGAGAGTATCTATTTCCTGTGTAGTTATACCCTCGTGCATCGAAGAAAATACCTGTTGAGCGATCATGGATGCATCAACGCCGTCGGATAGTTCATACGGGTCGTTCATGAGTTTTGTGATCCTGTTGGTGACCTTATCGAATTTTACGTCTTCAACATGACCGGAACGTTTAATAACTTTCATACTATGAATAATACTGTCCTATTTTTTAATTACATTTGAAGTCTTCACTTCGAACTGGAACAGGTCCAACCGTCTCAGCGTATCGATTGGGCTGAAGAAAACTTGTATTCACAAAAAAGGGACCCGTCTCACCCGCCTTTGAGATGGGTGGGTAAGAACCTACAAAACAACCTGGGGCGGTACATTCAGGTTTTTTGTATTCACACGCTTGAGTGGCATACGCTTCATCAAAGTCAGCTGCGGCTATCATTTATACTTTACACACACTTTTTTTCCTGGATTATATTAAATGTGTGACGCTCTTCATTTAAATTCCATGAAGCAGACGACCACCCCGCTCAACACGCTATTTTTTTCGGAATTCAATCGTAATTTACTCCAGAAAGCTATCCGTCAGGCGTTCAAGAATAAGACCGGTGTTTCTATAGATTACCAAAACCCAGACGATTTGTATGCGATCATGCGCAACGTTTTCATAAACAATGCTAGTAATCATACAATCAAGGTCAATGAACAAGTTAAATTCATGAATGGTATAGTCATCAAAACAGCTCTTTCCCAGGTTCAGTCCGGAGTTGCACAGTACCTGGGTTATATCCGTGATATAGATACTCTAGCTGTACCACCCATCGCCCCAGCAAATACAAGTACATTTGGTCTTAAAATTGATAAAAGTGATAAGATAGGTGTATAAAGATATGTTTTGTTTATGACATAAGATGGCGTCACTAAATTACTATAAGAGTGAGACCGAGAAGATATGTAAATCGAAGGGGTGGGACCGCGCTGAAATCAATACAGTATGGCTCTTACTCACTGAAGAATTTGGTGAACTCGCATCTGCTATTCGACAGTCGAAGAAGATGTTCAAAAAAACAAATATCAAGAAGGAAAAGGGTATTGATATTATGATGGAAATGGGAGATGTATTCAGTTACTTGTTCCAGTTGGCACATATGTTGAATATCGACCTGGATAAGATGTGGATGGAACATGGTAAAAAAATGGCACACAAAAAATATATCTCGTGATACTATAAATGAGCAAGTATATGCTTAGTGATGAGGATAGTATTGATAAAATAAATCCATATGTTCAGCATACATTTTCATTACCAGGGGCGATAGGTAAACCTCACCCATTTGAAGAGTATCAAGAGCCAGTCGACCCCGAAGCTGAATTGATGAATGATAATACGCATATATGTGAAACAGGTATAACTTCCGGTGATAAGGTGATTGACACGTGCCGCCCATCTAAAGTTAAGTGCCACTTATCTAGACCCCTCATTCCAGGAAGAAATATAGATATGGGTGTGAGTGAGAAGACGTTATTGAGCTTTGAAACAGTGTCTAGTGTTGTACAGGATGTGAAAAAAGTTGTGAAGAATATGAAGACGTTGAATATATTCACGATCGTGTTGATAGTTCTTATAATTCTAACTCTATCTTCTGTAAGACGTTGAATAGACTATCGAGGCGTCGTTCACTGCGACAATTTTGAATAATTTCCGGAAACGTTTTGAGACAAAAATCACGTATATACGCTTTCTGCCACGCACATGTGATGTTAATATATGGGGGAACAAACGTTGGATCTATAATTCGTAACGTATTCATTATACGTATGAGTGAACGTACATTGTAGTTCGAACATAACACATTATCCAATTCGATCAGTGCCAACTGCCTCCTGGTTGTGATCGTCTTCTTTACCATCGTATTCAGAAAATCGTCGTAACGATGATCGCCATCATTGTAATGGATGTCGGTCCAATCACCGATTGAATCCGTCTCAAAGTAACCAGGTATTATTACGTATCCCTTTCCTTCAATGTATCTCGAATATTTCACTTCCATACATTTTATACCTCGTTTATTCGTAAAAACTGAAGCACTTTTAACGAATGAAGGCATTGTCTAAAAATCTATTTGTTTCTCTAAATGGTTTAATCACGTTTTTTTGACCTAAGTCACTCTTTAATACTTTGGAAAGTAAATGTTTTCATCAATCGCAAATAACACATTTTCTTATATCCTCACACAAGATGAGTTTAGAAATGCAATACCGGAACGTATAAGACCTTCGCGTATCAAACTCACGACGATCACTATGATCTCTTCGTTTTCAAGGCCGGTCGATGTCGCCGATATTCGTGCAGTGTTTGAAGAGATCAAAGATATCAAACTTCATAGGGAAAATGTAAACAACACCCCTATCATTTGGAGTGTTAAGCCGACTACGTTCTATAACCAGATCACCTTGACATACGACGATGGTCACAGTACGAAATCGATTAAGATTTTTCCCAATGGAAGTATTCAGGTTGCTGGTTGTGAAGATATATTCAACTGTAGATATATTATTTCGGGTCTCGTATACATTTTACAGTCATTTGATAAAGATATCATACCTCCAGCGGATACGTTTCGCGTGGTCATGATAAATTCGAATTTCAGTTTGAATTATAATATCAATCTCATGAAAACAACACAACATTTTGAAAATTATTCAGACGTTTTCAAGGTTTCATTTGAGCCTGATCGGTATTCAGCCGTCAAAATAAAATTCAAACCAGCTGAGGATATGAAAGAAATTACGACGAGCATTTTTGGAACTGGTAAAATCATCATCACAGGGGCTGAAACTCTCAAAGAAATTGCGTTCGCGTATAACATTATTAATCAGCACATCAACGAAAGTCCTAGTATCAGGGTATCCGAAGCGCAGGTACGTGACAAATTTGACGAATATTTTGGCTATAAAATAGATAAAGTAATCGAGAGAATTCAGAAACTTGGGTTCAGGAGTTGGACCAATACTATCACGAATAGACAAATTAATTTCTAGTTGTAATATAAATGTCTCAGCGACTTGGTATGGCCGACGGCAGGTGTCACACAATCAATAACTCGACAATGCTCTATGATAACTACTTGAAGGCTAAACACGGGATCGCCCCCGAAGATAACTACTCTTTCCGTAAATTACTTCAACAGAAGGGACCCGAACTTCACGAAATCCCCACACCCTTAAACGACGGAAGCCCTTGTGGATTATGCGACTCTACTATGGATCTATCCGAAATTAACTGAGTAAAAAGTAAGAAAATAAAGTCATAGCAACTGTATGGGCGTTTCCTCAGAATGCATGACATGTGCAATATGTCTCAATCCAGTGAGAGAAACAAGACAAAACCCAGCACTTCGGTGTGGTCATGTATTTCACTCTCACTGTATAGAGGATTGGAAATCTAGAGGTAAGCAAACGTGCCCAGTGTGTAGAAAGATTTTCGATGGAAGTAACTTCAGGGTTACTGTAACCATACAGAATCTGATTCATGATACGAATGTTATCAGACAGGTAGAAGATGCCTATATATTTGACACATTGGACGCATTTTTTGACGTTGACCATGTAGATGATTTGGAAAGTTTACTTTCGGATTTTGGGGTGAGTATGTCCAACCTTAATCCCATTATTTTTGACACAGAATGAGCTACAATACTTATTATAGTTCAATCCATTGTAATTCCTAGATATCTTTCTCGGATCGGTAATTAGTTTACCAGATGCTCCTACCACAAGAGGACCTGTAGCCCACCCACGTTTATGACTAAAAAAATCTGCCTTGAACGTGATCACTTTACCCGGTTTTAAGATGGGTGCCGACCGCTTGACACGCGACGTGGGTACTTTGAAAAATGTAGCGATACTCTCATGTGTGTCGCCCTTTTTCACTTTATATTCAGTTTTACTATGCTGCTTATAAAAATGGAAATCCCCTTGACATAAATAATTACTCTTCTTGCATGTAGCTACGAAAAGCATCACTTTGTAATACGAAGGTTTGCATTTCGTACCAGCTTTAACCATGTATACCTTTTTAGGGTTGTCGGATACCACTAATTTTGGTATTTTCCCACAATTAACATATTTACCAGAACTCGATAATCTCGCGCGTTCTCCAGGCTGACTTTTCCACCCACGATATCTCTGATAGTCATTCATAGCATATGCGTAACAGTTATTGTTATTTTTACCTACCTTCCCACCCCACTTTCTAGTCGTGAACACGTGTTCAGATCCATTCGTCGGGGGGGTCTTACTCATTATATATACAGTAGAAAAAAATCTGTATACATAGTAAATGATTAAAGAGATTGTAAAGGCTAAGACGAACGACGATGCAATCACCGAAATACTAATGATCGTTCTTTCCATTCTTGTGACTACGTTCGTACTTCGTTTCACATGGAACAACTCCCTCACTAAACACATCTCGGTTCTGAAACCCCTGAACACATTCCTTGATGCGCTTCTTCTCTCTATTTCTATTCAGGTTGTCCGTGGTATTTAAACCTCTTTGAACCCTACAACCTTCTCACCGGATGTATGAATCATCGTAGGAAACCCTTCGATGCCATCACACTCCCCGTTGTCACAGTCGACGAATGTGAAGGGTTTATTCTTACTCTTCATATAATCGAGCTGTTTACGCGTCCATCCACAGCCCATGGACCCGTAGATAGTCCATTCTCCTGAGACAGAATCATTTGGCATTGCATCTACAGGTACCTTAAACGCATTTTTATTTTCCATCGTCATAAAAATTCGCGCATTTATGATCAGTAGTGTGATGAGTGCGAGCATGTTTTATAATACAGACAGAGATTTTAATATGTGTAAAATATAAGAATGAACAACATAAAATCATCTGTCCAGCGCACGATGATCAATTCACCCTGCTCAACTAAGATGAACAAATTCAAGAATGTTCGTGTGATAGGTAAAGGTGAACATGGGACAGTGTATCATGCATGTTTAAACGATGCGTGTAAGAAGAAATTCGCCGTCAAGGTGTCAAAAGAGAACTTGACGGCAGAACATAATCTCACTAAAAAATTCATAAACATGACTGGTAAAAATACAGCCGCTGATGTATATACCCTTGAGAAATGTAAGAGTGATACTCGTTTGTATTCTGAATTTTTAGAGGGACAATCTTTTGGAAAACTGTTACCTAAATTAAATAAAGACCCTAAGAAAATCAGGTCAATCGTCATACAGGTTTTAAAAATACTTAACACGTTATATGAAAAAAATTCAACTTTCAGACACAACGACCTTCACCTTGATAACATTTTTATAACAGCCGGTGATAAGGTTCGTATTATCGATTTTGGTTTAGGTTTTAGCAAATCCATAAAAAATCCAGAAGTCAATAATAGCGGTGGTTACCTTGTACCATACGGTATATACAGGGGTAATCCTAAAATGTACGATGTACATTTCTTTTTAAACAGTCTATTTAATCATAGAAAACATTTGGATGATAGCACACGGAAATTTATAGAAGATGTCATACCAGCTAAATACTTGGGTGTGAACGGCACCCATATTTATGCTGCTCGTTTAAAGCCACTCAAGCCTGGACGTGTTTTATCAGATTTACCAACGTACACTATATTATTTAACCATCCGTACATCAAGGGTTCTACACTTTCCGATATACTCAAAACGATACCGAAAACAACTCAAAAAGCTACTCCGATCATTATCAAGAAAAAAAAAACACCCTCGTCGGAGAGTATGTCTGCGAAATTGCGGAAAGCTAAAGAGGCGTACGCAAAGAGTAAACAGACTACTCAGAAAAAAAGATCAGGTGTTACCGCTAAAAAAGCAACCCCCCCCAAAGACGCGGCTAAGGCGAAAAGTCCCGAGAGTGATAATGAGACACTCGCGAATATAAAAAGGCGACTCACGAAAACACGCAACAAACCTTCAACAATGGGTAAAGTGTCGCCTTCATTCGTGAAATCTTTCATGAAAAATATGGCTCAACCTAAGACAAACTTACGCAATAGAAACATTTAAAGACACTGATCATTTTTAAGTAATGGAATGTTGTCAAGTCTGTTGTGAAAAGATTAACAATTCAAATCACAAAAAGGTCGAGTGCCCTTTTTGTGATTTAAAGTCCTGTCGTTCATGTAGCCAAAAATACCTGTTATCGACTGTGGAAGATCCCCACTGCATGGGGTGTAAACATGAACATAATAGAGAACTCGTAGATACGTATTGTTCAGCTGTATTCAGAAACGTGCATTATAGAAAACACCGTGAAAACGTTTTATTCGAGCGTGAAAAGGCCCGTTTACCGGAAACACAACCATATGTAATCCGGGAATTGAAAAAACGTAGCTTGCGATCGTCTTACGTGTACATGTATTTTATACTCGGGCATATAGACTATGAACCCGACCTATCAGAATACGCGAAATCGGCTTTAAAGGAGGAAATAAAGATTGCTATTATGAATATATACGAAGAACTTCATGGTATGGCTGATGTAAACCCGGTCATAAACAATAATCATGTATATACACAAACATGTCTCAATGATGATTGTAATGGTTTCTTAGATGAAAATTTTGTATGCGGGATCTGCACTACGTCCTTTTGTAGTAAGTGTCATGAAAAAGTGACATCTACACATGTGTGTAATAAAGATACGGTTAAAACTGTGAAGCTCATAAAAAAAGACACGCGACCGTGTCCGAAGTGTAGCGTATTAATTCATAAAATTGAAGGGTGTGCGCAGATATGGTGTACACAATGTCAAACAGCGTTCGACTGGAGGACGGGACAGATCGAGACTGGTCGAATACACAATCCTCATTATTTTGAATTCAAGAAACGTAGCCGCGAACACGGCGACATTCCATGTGGAGGTCGACCATCACATCGCGAATTGGTAGAAATGAATGCACCGGACATGATACTGTTGATTTCGTTGGAAATGCTTCGATTAGATTATGATAATACGTATAGGTTTGGTTTCCTATATGAAGATAACAGATATCTACGGATGAAGTTCCTTCTTAATGAAATGTCTGAAACCGATTTGAAACGTGAACTACAATTCAGGGATAAATATAATTCAAAAACGCGCGATGTAAGAGATATCTACACTATGTATACCGATACAGCGGGGGATTTATTGAGACAGTATGTATTAGATGTATCAGTTGAAGACGCTATAATAGACGAGTTGATCGAATTGACCGTGTATACGAATACAGTCATCGAACGAATACGAAAGAGGTATAGATCAAGGACACCCCCTAATATAATCTTATGAATATATATGGTTATATTTATATTAATTTCATTTGTATTTTTATGTATTTTTCTACGACCTAAATATCAGGAACCGTATGTAATACGAAACGTTTTTACGGATAAGACATGCGATCACATTATCGAACTCGCATCCAATAACCTGAAACCATCAACTATAGCATTAGGTAAGACAGTTGATACTACGAAACGTAAGAGTGAAACGGCGTGGTTAGACCCGGGTAAATCTGACGTGGTTGGAAAGGTGATGGAAAAATGTATTTCATTTACTGATAGACAATTTGATAATGCTGAATATTTACAGGTACTTAAATATAAGCCAGGGGGGTTTTATGAACCACATCAAGATGCATTCAAAAATGAAAAAAACTCACGTCTGTACACGTGTATAATCGCACTCAACGACGGTTATGAAGGTGGTGAAACATCTTTCCCAGTTTTGGGTAAAGAATACAAGCTCAATAAGGGAGACGTTCTACTCTTCAATACACTCAACGATTGGGGCTTTATGACAAATAAAGCGATCCATGGCGGAAAACCTGTGATATCAGGCGAAAAATGGATCTGTAATCTATGGATACATAGATATCCATATGAACTCTCATAATTAGAGTTTGATCAGTTCAGACGCATTTTTCAATTTCATGAATATGACATCATCACATTCACCACCTTTCATGGACATTGTCACCTCTCCGCATACCGTTCCAGATTTTTTGTATCTATCACACGCAATTTCAGTCCTCTTCGCGATATCCATATTCTGACTGTATCCGATAAACGTGCGGTCGACATCACCCTCCTTTTTGTTAGTGGCTTCAACAGTGACTTTCCAACAGTAACTACCGAAGTCCCATCTATTAGGTGTATCGATGGGTGGAGGTGAGTCGGCTACATATGCATTTTTCCGCATTCTATGACGTTTACTTGCGATTGCGAGTATAGGGTTATACAGACAACTTAACATTTATATACACACCGACCGAACTTTTATATATGTTTATATAAATGGATATTCAGAATAAACTACCTTTCATGTCAAGTGTGTTTGGTCATCTTATATTTCAGATGTTTGTCATGTTCAGGGCACTTGAAGCGACAATTAACAATACCGCTTTAAATGAATTCGCAGGAAACAATAACCTGCTTCTCACTCTCGGTAACCTGGGGCTCTTCATCACATTAATTTTTATAAAGATGGGNTTACCTTATAAGGTTGCCCTGTTTACTCTCATGTCATTTACTACGGGTATGCTCATGCATAAAATTACGGATATGAAAGATGCTTTACTTGAAACGATCGCGATTTTTGTGGCCATGTTGTTTGCTGGTATTGCCACAGTTAAGCTTGGGTATGATTTATCGACACTCGGTATCGTTCTCATATTTTCATTGATTGCACTCATTTTTGCACGACTTCTTTCCCCGGCTAAGAAAAGGTATACGAAGATAGCCACTCTTATCTTCGCGTTATTCATAGTCTACGACACGAACAAGATATTACAGAGAAATTACAGTGGGGATTTTGTAAATGCGTCACTGGATTACTTTACAGATATCATCAATCTACTTTCCATCACTTCAGAAGATGCTTAAGTCAGTAGATAACGTTGTTAATTTTAAGATGAACATCTTTTTTCTATCCCTGATCCCAAGAGAAATTGCGGAACTCTCCTGCGATCAACATGTAATCAAGATCCAACTCGAAATATGCCAAATGCTATACACNGCATGGTTCTATGCTGGCCAGGAAGAGTATGTACGAGAAAACGCCCCATACACTAAGAATGGTTCNCAGCGTGGATACAAAGCTGCGCATAAGAAACACCCTATGACGATGTGGATTTCTTCAAGTCTTCAAAACTACATGTATGCATGCGAGATCGGTATCGAACTCGCGAAAGAATATACGAAACGGTTTGGTAAAGTNCACACATGCGAACATCATCTTAATTGGCTACACGACAACGTCCCTTCTCACTTTGATCAACATGTGAGTGAAACGGCGTATTATTCAATTCAAGGTATCCCTGAATGTATGCCTGAGAGTTATAGGACACCTGACGTGACCGAGGCGTATCGTAAATATTACGTGGCGGAAAAAAGTGCATTCGCCCGGTATAAGACAAAGGTACCTGATTTCATATCTGCGTAGTATACGATGTATGTCGTATACTACAAAGATGATGCCCCCGACAGGATTCGAACCTGTGACCACTAGCTTACAAAGCTAGCGCTCTACCAACTGAGCTACAGGGGCGGATCCTTCCTACCTGATTCGAACAGGTGACAAATGGAACTACAGTCCACTGCTCTACCAACTGAGCTAAGGAAGGGTAAGCTCCCACCAAGACTTGAACTTGGGGTGGTGGATTCAAAGTCCACAGTGTTAACCAACTACACCATAGGAGCGGCTGCTAAGAGTGGGGTTCGAACCCACGCGTGCAAAGCACAGGCGATCTTAAGTCGCACCCCTTAGACCAACTCGGGCATCTTAGCTTAACTGTCTAGTGTATTTACTATGTTGTAATTCTTTAATATACTAATCCATCTTCGCATTGGGGTTGATCATCTTCTGAAGTTCAAATAACTTAACAGACATAAAAAATTTAGCTTTCGCGTGGAATTCACTTTTTGGTTCTGTATATAATAACACAGCCGCAGCCACGAATATACTTATGATCATTAATATAATTAGTTTGCCTATCATTTATATNTTATTAGAAAAAATTTACGCTTCGATCTCACCTCGATCAATCAGCTTCTTACGATTAATCATGTGAAGACCTTCTACTTCGGCCTTATTCTGAGCACTGTAAGGTACAGCGTACCCTTCGTCGCATAGCCATTTGTTTACATTTGTCCACACACCATCCTCCGAAACCCAAACTTCCCCGAGAACGCGNCCAAACTTACCTCTCGAGTCCGCCTCTGGACATCTGAGTTCGATTTCAATATCATCCTTCTCAGACGCGACAGCCTTCAAACACCACTCCTTCAACTTTTTCTTCGAAAGGAGACCGAACCTCTTTTCCTCCTTATCTGATGTACGCGACTCGGGGGTGTCAATACCTAAGAGACGAACACGTTGCATTGTACTTACGTCGAAACCGAGATCAATGTTCACATCGATCGTATCACCGTCTACGACTTTAGCCAGTGAAGATATACGGTAAATGAAAGTGCAGGGTTCGACGTTGTAAGTAGACATCTTATACAAATGTATGTACACATTTCTTTATATCCGGATATCAAATTTAGGCTTTGTGCGACCATTATATGCATTTACAACTCCNGATGAGAGCATCTTATCATTTACGGACANCGTATCCCCTCTACGTCTATACACTGTAACAAGAGTTCGTCCGTATTTATCATTTTTGTCACATTTTATCCAGACCAGACCNTTTACCTTGTTCTTGCATAAAAATGGGTTCCACTTTTCAAAAGGTGCCCGGTCATCGAACCCNCATTCTTGTTTGAACAAGTCGCGTGCAAGCTTTGCCATGTATATATGATCACTTCGTCTCGACGTTGACAGTACAGGTTTCATTTCAGGAGAGTCATAACCGAGNGTACGAAAAGTGAATTTAAGTACACGTCCATGTTTGATGACAACGGCTCGAAATGTATCTCCGTCGTAAACGCTAGTAATTTTGGCGTAGCCTTCATACCCATTCAAACTAAAAACAGGCATCGAATCATCCACCCCCGATAATACACGTTTTGTAAAACATGATAACATCTTCATATAAAGAGAATAATATCTTTAAACAGTATACGAAGATGTTGTGTATTTGTCATACACCACAAGATTATTACAAACAACGATTAGCTAAGACNCGTGAAAATGTACTCAATCACATTTACAAAAATACACCCACGGTATCACCAACAAAAATACCGGATAATACAAGACTTCGTCTACGCTTTAAAGAAGCAGTACAAGAAGCTCATGAAATATGTAATGAGGATAAAACGTCTAATGCGTGCTATCTCGCATGGGATGAGGTGGATGAGTTAGAAGATTCTATGCTACGTCTATACCCTGATATAAAGTGATTTCTGGTGGTTCTTCCTCGTACGTATAGTACATAATCGATACTCCGTACAGTTTCATAAGGTCTTTATTGACATTTTCATTGATCTGTCGTTTCCAGTTTTTCACAGTCGTGTGAAAATACTCAAGACCCTCATCAGAGAACGCACATATACGCATGAAAGGTGTGGAACGAAGAGTTCTCATGTACATGTTAATTGATGTGGGTAAAGGTACCGCGAAATCGTATGTGGATTTTAGGATGTCGATGACATAATACCCATGTGAATCGCATATAATGTTAACCTGCATTTCCGGAAACCCCTTTATATACGCTTCAAAATCTGAATTACTGGGAAGTGTAGCGAAAATAGGTGTACTCTGACATGTGACATCTTCGTTATACCCTATTCCGGGGTGTGTATGATATGAAATTTCAGAGTACCAGACTTTTGTAATGTCGTCAATGTCGACACGGTTCCGTTTTTCAGAAGTCACTTTACTTGGTTTGCTGAATAAACCATCACCCATGTATTTCACGTTTCCAGCATATTCCCATTGTTTAACGGAAGATAATTTACTAACTTCTTTTAAGTCCTGGACAACTTTTCGAGATAATTTCACGCGTATTTTTTTTAACGCCATGGATGGCGTCACGACCTTGAACTTCATACACTACCTTTGATATATTATACAACTATTTTTAAGTATTATCGTTTTTTCTTCGTTTTTTTCTTTGTCACCGCACCCATCGTCATCGTAAGTTTAGGTGGTGTTTTTGTATTCTGTTTAGTTATACGTTTACCGGTTACATTTGAAAATAACGTGGGATTGTTTAAGAATCTAGAGCGACCAGCTATATTCAGATTTTGACCCCCGAATGTTCGTATATTTGCAGTTTCGTTTAACAGTGCCGGAATCGCTTGTGCGAAGTCTATATGAAACGTTGTACACACACCACGTGTATTATTTGCTTGTAAATTGGGACCGGTATAATATTTCGCGGTTGTGTTATTGAATACATTCCCGAACATCTTTTTCATATTTGGTAATACGCGATTTCGTAATATACTCCCAAACCCATTTCTATTCATCGCGTTACGTCCATGTGGGTCAAATACCCATATACGCGGCCCCGGATTTCCCGTGTCCATTAGGACATTAATCGCGTGTCCCAAATCTGGGTTATCACGCTTGGTGATGCTTACTAAAAAATAATGTATACTCCCACTTGGTGCATCGAGCCTGGAAACAGATGATCCGTTATTCCTGAATTCTAGTTTAGGCTTCATGTTTAATAACTGTTCAGACGTGTTCACGACGACACCCCGATTTAAACTATCACTATATTCCAAGTATTTGACATTTATACTCTTATTCTTATAACGCACCTTATCTAGACGCGATCTCAATTCATCGATATATCTGATATACCCCGGTCTTGTGCAGGACATGCCCAAATTTCGTGGTAATTGAGGTATTGATCTTACAACCTTGGAAGTTTTAACAACTTTCATGGGTCCTGGGCTGAAGTTGATATTCGTCGGCTTATTGGGTTTGTTACGCTTTCTTGTCCCCTGTGACATCTTACTGTAAATGTAGAAATTATCTCGTTTTCGTAATTTTCAATTGTGTAGAACGCCCTTTTACGTTCTTGGGGTCAATCTTGTTTCCATTTCGTTTAGGATTGAATGACTTTTTGTGTTCAGCCCAATATTCTGGGGCACCTACTTTGAAGTTTTTATGTAATTTTGCCTTGTACCAAAAAACACAGTCCTCGATTCTATTCGATTTGGATGTATTATCCAGGACTAAACATTCGTAATTTTCGGTACATGAATCCATCACTTTATTGAACATATCAAACGTGGGGAAGATCCCGAAAAACGATTTATATAATTTTTCGCGGTTTTGAATGATGTTTTCCCTGAGAATAAACACATAGTCAACGTTTGCGCGAAGAGCTGGTGGTAAATCCATGCAATACTGCATCGTAAGCATGAAGAAGATTTTCCAGTGACGACCATTCATAAAACATTGACGAATACACGTATCACGCATGAATTTATTGTCATACATGCAATCATC